ATAACGTCACGCACGACGGGACCCACAAAGAAGACTGGCTAGATGTTGGCTTTAAGGCACAAGCTGTTGAGGCGCTGGAACTTGCAGCAGGATACAAGATTGCCGACAAGACTAACCTAACGACAAGCCTTACATCAGATGGCAAACAGTACGGCATACAGTACAGCAAGTTTGTGCCCATTTTGGTGAAGGCACTACAAGAACTAAGCGACAAGAACGATGCTCTTGAAGCCCGCATAGCGGCCCTTGAGTCGTAACACAAAGGAGAAACTAGTATGACTGATACACCAACTGAATCTGAGATTGCTCAACACTTTTCTGCAATGGACGATAGCGTCACTCTGATCAACGCCACGGTAGCCGATGATACCGATGCCTTGGATATGCATGGAAGTGCCGATGAGGTAAAACTTATGGTCACTCGGAATACGGATCACCTTGAGATTCAGGCTGCAAAAGATTGGTATACTGCGTCCAGTGTTAGCAAGACGGCATACACAGATGCGGTGACTGCTGGCAAAGCATATGTGTCAAGTTAATAAGAAGAAATAAATTATAGATTGGATATTGACGGGCCAATATTAGGATACTGGAAGCACCATGCCTATTTCCAAATTACAATTTAAGCCTGGGTTAAATCGTGAGAGCACGGCGTATGCTAATGAAGGCGGCTGGTTTAATTCTGATTTAATTAGATTTAGGAAAAGTCGTCCTGAAAAACTAGGCGGTTGGGTTAAATTAGGTCAAAGTACATTTGAAGGTGTTGCTAGATCAATGTGGACATGGTCCACATTGGACAACTCAAAATTAATGGGTCTTGGAACATCTAGTAAATTTTACATAGAAGAAGGTGCTACATTTAATGATATAACACCAATACGAAGAACAGCAAACCCATTAAGCAATAATCCATTTACAACAGGAGATGCGGGAGCGGATGCGATATTAACTGTTACAGATGCAAGTCATGGCGCTAATGCGGGTGATTTTGTAAATTTTCTAGGTTCTTCGTCAGTTGATGGTGTAACCGCAGCCCAAATAAACACTGAATTTGAAATAACTTCAATTGTAAGTGCTAATTCTTATACAGTTACAACTGCTGGAACAGCCTCATCTGGTGATACTTCAGGCGGGGGGGCTAGTGTAACTGCTATTTATCAACTTAACGTTGGCACTGAATCCTTTGTAGCAGGAAATGGTTTTGGTGCAGGATTATTTGGCGGCTTAATTACTTCATTTTCTCAAACAACTCTTAATGATGCTGGCGGTATTAGCGCCGGGGATTCATCTTTTACATTAACAAGTGCTGCCGATTTTGAAACAGCTTCTACAACCACAACATCAGCATTAACCTTATTGAGCACAACGCTACCGTTAACTAGCACAAGTGGTTTCCCTGATAGGGGCCATGTTCTAATTGACAGTGAAATTATTGCCTATGATCTACAATCAGGCAATAATTTAAGTGATCTTGTGCGTGGCGCAGACGGCACAACCACCGCAGTTCATAGTAATGGAGCAACAGTTACCTTTGTCGGATTAATGTTAATTGACGATGAATTAATCCGTTACACAGGAAAAAGCAGCAATACTATAGATACTGGTGTGGGTCGGGGTGCCTTTGGAACTGTTGCTGCGTCACATGATGACGGCACTGTGGTAAAAGAAGCTAATGATTTTGTTAGTTTTGGAGCAGCCTCAACATCAACTGCTCTTTCAGACCAAAATCTAAGGCTTTGGTGGCAGGATAATTTTGGAGAAGACCTTATTTTTGGCCCACGCAACGGTGTTCCTTATTATTGGGATAGAGGCTTGGGTGTTGCTACACGGGCTACTGCTCTTTCAGCCCAAGCAGGCGCATCTGATGCCCCCACCCTTGTGCGCGAAATATCGCTATCTCCTACAGATCGACATGTTGTAGCCTTTGGTGTTAATGCCTTGGGAGAAACTACATTAGATCCATTACTTGTTCGTTGGTCAGACCAAGAAAATGCTTTTGATTGGACCCCCACAGCTACTAACACCGCTGGAAGCCAGCGTATTTCTAGTGGTTCTGAAATTATTACAGCTAAACGAACGCGTCAAGAGTTTCTAGTTTGGACAGATATGGCTATACATTCAATGAAATTTGTAGGCCCTCCATTCACATTTGGTTTTCAATTACTTGCTTCAAATGTTTCTATTATTAGTCCAAATGCTGGTGTTAATGCAAAGGATGCAGTATTCTGGATGGATAATGAAAACTTTTATGTTTTTTCAGGTCGAATCGATGTTTTGCCGTGCACTGTTTTGCGGCATGTATTTGAGGACATCAACCTAGAACAGCGATTTAAGTTTTTTGCTGCGTCTAATAGGCTCTTCAGTGAAATATTTTGGTTCTACGTATCGGAAGACGCTACAGACATTGATCGATATGTTAAGTTTAATTATGCAGAAAATGCTTGGGATATAGGCACGTTATCCAGAACAGCTTGGAACGATGCCGACATACATATTAAACCTCGGGGTGCCTCAAGTAATACGATTTTTGTCCATGAAACAGGCTGCAATGACGATGAATCAGCTATGACCTCATTTATAGAATCTTCTGATTTTGATATAGGAGACGGGGACAACTTCATGTTTGTTAATCGTATACTTCCCGATATAGCTCTAGGGGGGGAAGGAACACCTGCCGTTGATTATATTTTCAAAACCAGAAATTTCCCAAATGATTCTTTAACTACTGATTCTACAAACTCTATTACTGCTTCAACTAAACAGGCTTTTCTAAGGGCGCGGGGCAGGCAAGGAGTATTAAGAATACAAAGCGACACGTCTAATGTGGATTGGACATTAGGTGATACTCGTATAGATATTCGCGAAGATGGACGAAGATAATGGCGAAAATATTACAAAACGCTCTTCCTCTTGCCCCCGATGTATATGATCGTGAAGCAATACAGCGAATTTTAACTGATCTACAAATGTCTTTAGATAATGTTATGCTTCCTGCTGAAATAAGCGGAGAAGACGATGTTTTTGGTACGTCTTGGTTTTTGACCTAATGGCACGAGCATATAAAAATGCAAAGGTTGATCTAACCACAGATACTGTGACTACGCTATATACTTGTCCAACAGCTACGGCGGCTATAGTTACTTCGATACTGGTTTCAGAAGACAGTGGTAATGCGGATACTATTACGGTTACCCTGACAAATTCCGCAGCCGCAATATTTTCTTTATTCAAAGTTAAGGCGGTGGGTGCCAATACAACGGTTGAATTATTGACACGACCTTTAGTTGTAGAGGAATCTGAAGTTTTAAAGGTGAAGGCAGCTACAGCCGACAGACTGCATGTTGTAGCAAGCCTGTTAGAGTTAAGTTAATGTCTCGTTTGGCATTGACGACTATGTTTTTATTGTTGTGGCCGTTATCGGTGCAATCGCAACAAGCACGGTTGTTTTGTGGTCCTCATCTAGCTATGTTGGAACTTCTTAAAGAACAGTATGGTGAAGAAATTATAGCCAATGCCTTAGATAGTGAAGACAGGCATATTGAATTTTTTAGGAATCCTAAAACAAAGTCGTGGACTATAATTATAACAGTTGCAGAAAACGTTAGTTGTGTAATAGGGGCAGGCCATCAAATGGAAGTTCCCAATATAGATGGTAAGAGATGCGCGGGATTGGTTAATGCAACATGAATCCAAACGCTTTGGCCAAATTTATCGAAACGGTAGGTGTACCTGTTGCTTTATCTATAGCATGTGGGTTCGTAGTTTGGTGGCTGTTGAAATGGCTCACGGGTTCGCTGGGGAGTCAAATCGCAGAAATAAAACAGGAGATAAAGGACGAAACGGATGAGGTTCAGGAAGAAATCAAACAATTACACGGCATTACAATTAGTCTCATAGACCGTATTCGTGTGCTTGAACGAAATACTCTCCTGGCCCATACAACAATGTTGAATCAACTTGGATGTAAGGAAGTACCCATTTGGCATGAAACTCGTAAAGAAAAAATTGCCGAATTGAAAGAGCAGATTAAGGATATTGGACGTAACGGTGAAGCTGGATAGGAGATTTGCTATGAACTACATTACCGATAGAATTATGGAACCTAGTACATGGGCGGCTGTAGCGGCAGTTGCGGTCGGTGTTTCTGTATACACGGGCCTTTCTTGGGTTATGATTATTGGAATCGCGGGTGCTGTGGGAGCTGTTTTCCTCAGAGAACAGAATAAGTAACCTATGGCAAACGTTGATGATAAAGTCAAGGTACGGGAAACCTCCAAAGAATATGAACTGTTGGTTTCTGATTTGGTGCCTGATACTGGTGATGAAGCACCGACGTGGTGTAATCTAGCGGCGGGATTGCTCGACAAGTTTCGGGTAATCCCGCGCCTGATTATGCTTGCCTACATATACGCTTTTTATCAAAGTACGGTTTGGTTCATGGCGTTAACCGATCCAACCAATGCACAGGCTGCGTTCATCAGCACTATCGTAGGTGCGGGGGCAGCTTTCTTTGGGCTGTATGTCGGCAAGCCTGGATCGACATTACCGAAGGGGCGTAAGAAGTGATAACTCTTCTTGGCAGCTTGCTGGGTTTTGGAACATCAATCGTTCCAGAGATTCTTGGCTTTTTCAAACAAGGGCAAGCCAACAAGCAGGAATTAGCCATGTTAGAGGCTAAAGCCAAATATGCCCAAGCTCTTTCCAGTATGAAGTTGGAAGAGCTTGACGCCAAGGCGGATATCGTCGAAACAGAAAAACTTTACGAACATGACATGGCTCTTGCAGCACGGGGCGGTTGGGTTGTTTCGTTACAGGCCAGTGTGCGTCCAGTCATCACTTATTTGTTTATGTTTACTTTCTTGGCTGTTGA